CGTCTTTTTTCATTCTTCTCTCTTTCTATCTAATGTTTCGGCTTCTTTCTTTCTTCTTTTGTATAGAGCCTGAGCGTATTCGCTAGCACCTTCGATATCTTCTGAGTAAAGTGTTGCGTACCACTTAGCCGCAATAATACGACCGGCAACACCCCTGATAATCTCAGGGGTGTTAGCCGGCGTATTCCAACCAGAGAGAGTAGTAACGGGAAAGAATCCTGCAAGCAACGCTCTTACATATCTGAACACATCAATTTGCAAAGAGTCATCATCTGAATCCTGCATTCGCGCCTTATCAGAAGGCAAGTGTGTATTGATATCTTCAAGCGATGCTAGCAGTTCTGATGCCATTACGACCCGTTACCTCCCTGCTTCTGCGTTTCGGCGGGGGGAGTCGCCTCTTCACTAGGTCCAGTTGACTTTTCAACACCAGGCAGCATTGCAGTACCAGTTGATGCAGCATTAGCAAGCTGAATAAGCTGCATATTCTCTTCTGACTGTTCTGCACCAGTAAGAGCACCCTCAGCAGCCATATTAGCTTGCTTTCGGAGGTAATCAACGGGACTACCCTGCCAAGTATCAGGAACGTTAGGATAAGGCATCTGCCTTACAGCACCACTCTCCCTAAGCTGATCCCATGCAGCCTTATCAAGATCGAGAGCAGCAGGATCTACAGTTTCACCGGGCTTAATTGTCTGAGTCTGTCCCGGTTCATCCTTAGAAGCCTTTTCACCAAGAAGAATCGGCCCCCAAGCGTAGTAAGTATCATTCGCCATTCTAGTTTAACCTCCCTTCCTACGGGACAGCCACAACAGCGTTCTTGATGAGATAGCCAGCAACGTTGCTTACGATCTTAAGATCGTAATTCTGGCTAACCCTCACGATATCACTCTTGCGGGGTTCCTCACGCCACTTATCGGTAGGCCGAACAGTACCATCAGGGTATGTCCAAGCAAACGTCTTACCAAACGTCTTAGTTTTCTGACCAGGAGTAGGATCAACAAGTCCAACCCATACGTCCTGTCCCCAAAACGAGGTAATGACTTCTGCTGCCTCAATATTGTCAGCAGCATTGTACTTGGAATCAACAAGGAAAACGTTCTCAGGCGCAGGAACATTGAGAAGCGCCTTCCAAGCATCAGGCTGTAGAAGTGAGAAGTTCTTGAAACGATCAACGACACGAGGATGACCCTCGATAACACCGAGAGAATCCGTCGGGAAGATAGCCGTATTCGGCCAACGACCCGTATCAAGATAGATCCTCAAACAAGCGGTACGGAGTGCAGCAACAGGATCGCTAGTTGATGCAGTACCACCAGTGTAGTCTGACCATTGCTGAGCACCGGCCAGAGTTACAGTATGGTTGCCGGGGTAGTTAGCAGCATTACGCATTGCGTTAGCAACCTTCTGCTCCCACTCCAACATGATACTACGGGTAACGAGTTCTGTAGCATCCCTTTCAGGATCAATCTGCAAATCGCCACCAAACACAGCGTTTGCAAGACCACCCTGAGAAGTAAGCTCCTGCCTCTCTTCATCGTGGATAGCAGACTGTAGCGAGTGTTCCTTAACGAAGAACACGTCCTCGCTCCACTTACCTCCACGAACCTCGTTAGCAACCGTTCCTGGTTCACGCCTCGAAGGGAAGATGATCCAGTTAGAACGATCGTACACACGGAATCGACCCGATTTAGTTGCTACTGGAGTAATTGGAAACAATCGAGGGGCATACAAAGTCTGCTCCTGATATCCTGTACTGAATCCAGTAAGAATCGGATCTGAATAAAGTGTACCGGGATCGTACATTAGACTAGTTCACCTCCCTCTATGCCTTGATGTACTTGACGACGGCAAGATCAACAGTAATACGAACACCAGCACCAGAAGCGGCCTGTCGTGCCTTACCCCAAACACGGTTAGTTGCGGCAGCAGCAACACAACGGCCGGAAGCATCAACAGTTACATCTGCTTCTCTAGCGATAACACCGCCAGCTTCCCATTCGGACGAGCCATGTACCGCAACGGAAGCGCCCTTACCCTTAGCAAGTTCAGCAGCAGAAACTCCAAACTGCGAGATTCCAACGCCGTCCTCACCTGCAACAGTACAAGGGGTTACAGACTCAGGACTAGCACCAGCCTTTACAGCGCGATAAATAGTAATCGCTGCGTCTGCGTCAAAACCCTTATCGAGAATAAAGTTACGAATGGCAGGCATTAACTATAACCCCCTTTCTATGCGCTCGGAAGGTCAGCTTCGTTATAAGCCCTAGCAAGATCAGGGTACTTATGCGAAGCCTTGGCGATTGCGTCGCCCCAACTGCACTTCTCGACGCCACCCTCTTCTGTCTGAACTTCGATAACCTTCTCTGCGAACTTCCTGCGAATTGAAGTAACGTCCGTAGGAACTTCCTCACCCTCAGAAGTACGTGAAGAACCTTCCTCACCGTAATCAACAATCGCATTCTGATCGCTGAGAGTATCCATCAACTCAGAGAACATCTTCTGATCTGCCTTACCCTCAGCAAACGCCTTGTGCATATCTGCAACGCGCTGAATAGCAAGACCACTGAAACCACGCTTAGTAGTTTCAGTCTTACGCTCATCACCTTCACCAGTCGTCTTAGTAATACGACTGTACTTCTCAGAGAAGCGCTTTGCTTCACCATCCAGAATGATTGCTTCGTGATTCTGCATTCGGGCATACTCTTCTGGATACTCTTCCGCAAACTGCTTCTTCTTGCGGTTCTTCTCTGCAAACTCCTTAAGCTCAGGAAGATCAGTGAACGCAGTACTAATTGCTTCCTCAACTGCGGCTTCATCTGCATCCTCAGGGAGTCCTAGCAACTTAAGAGTTTCAGGCTTCAATTTACTACCCTCCTTTGTATCTTGTGGGGGAGGAGTATCTCTCCGTATACCCTGCCCGTCTTTATCACCAGACTTATCTTCTTCATCGGTGCGAGGCTCAGGCGGATTACCAGTTCCAGGCTCACTGTGTTCCAAGTCTGCAACTTCGTCCACAGTAGCGTTACGCCAGCTTTCTCCGCCGTTCTCACTAACAATCCACTTACCTTCCTTCCACTTGAACTTGATAGTCTCTTCCTGTAGCACCGCCTCCGAGAAGTTGATAGGCACCATATCTTTTGCGTATGGCTTATTAGTGAGAGTCCCACCTTCGACTACATCTTCGTATGTAACATCGAGTTCGGGATCAAGCCATAGATCGTTAAACTCTAGACTAAAGTATTTCCACTCTTTCTCACTAAGTTCCTTCGTAGCTGTAGGTGTAAATTCAACCTGCACCCACGTACCATCTTCACGCATTTCCATATCACGAATCCAACCAGCAGCCTTATCGCCCTTAGCCTTATCAAGTCCATGCTCGTATCCAATAGGCAAATCCTGTCTACGAACATTCTCCTTGAAGTTCTTGACGTAATTAGCTGCGCGCTCCCTATTTACATGAGTATCACCGTAAACGGGATGAGGCCAGAAACCGAACGGAATTGCGTGAATCCAAATCTTGTCATCCTTTGCCTCTTCAAGAAGAGACGAGAAAGACGTGACCTGCGAGTGAATACACTTCTCACTGAAACTCTTACCCTTATTTGCATAAACCGCACGAAGCTGTTTCACAGCATCATCACGGTTAGTGTGGCAAGAGCCCTTACCACCGTGAATAGGGTCACCGGAGTCATCAGCAACACAAAACTGGTTTCCCTTCTTCACGATCTTGTACTTAGTAGTAGGCATACTCTACACCCCACTTGTCGGGGACTTACCAATATTTCCACTCTTGGTCTTGTTATCCGTAGTACCCTTAGGCTTCGTTCCAGCCCCAGGAGGAAGAACAACACCACCAGGACTAGTCTGTCCTGGCGGAAGTGCTTTCTGTGTCTGACCGGGAGCAATGCCCTGTAGCAAGATATTCTCTTTAACCTGCTGAGGCGTAAACTCAGGACGGTCACCGATCTTACTCGGAAAGTCAACGATGTTACGGATAAATTGCTCAGTCTCCAAGTCAACAGTAATGGCACCAGAAGTGATTAGGTTCGCCATTGCCGTTGCCCACATCTGCAAGTCCTTGACCTCACCAATGTTCCTAACACGCATCTTGGGGAACTGATCGGTTGGGAAGTTGTATGCTACTAGATTGGGAATCAGGTAGAGATTGAAGCACTCGCAAATTAGATTCGCAATGTAGCGCATCGACTTCAAGAACATATCCGCTGCTGTTGCACCAGTAGCGCGTCCACCACCAGAACCCTCAATTCCCATGTTAAGGAACTGAACCATGACATTCTTCATAATCATGTTGTCATGGTGATTCGCGCTTTCTAGCGGATCAGTAACGTTACCATGAATCTCCGCAAAGTCTACCTCCATATTTGGAGGATAGACCATACCAGCCTTCTCGTTAGTGCGGAGATTAGTTACTAGCTCCCAGGCAGCATCTACGTCCTTCTTCTTGTAACCAGCCATAAGCCTAATCTTGGGAATACCAAGACTATGACGTTCTTTCTGGATACCGTCAATCCTGTAGAACAGGTCTTTATAGAACCAATGAGAGTAAGCACTTCTAAGAATGCTGTTACCTTCAAGGTTCCCACCGTCCCGATCGAACGTAAAGATCATCAACTTCTCAATCGGGATTTCGACTTCTTTCGAGTTATTGTTGCTGTCGATCGCATTGTACTTAATACCAGTTGGACCACCATTATCATCATACAGGAATTCTGCCAACTGAGAAGCCGGCCTGACAGCCAGCTTACGTAGCATAGTGTACTGACGTCTATTAGCGCCAGCAGAAGTCTTTTTCGGTGCCCACTCCCTTAGCTCGTAAACAGGCTCAAACATAGCAAACCCATCTTCAAAGAAGTGGCAGATGTTTTCTAGTACGTGTAGCCACGGAGTCGTCATCGCGTGGTAGAGGTTGAAATCTACAAATTCCGCGATAGCCTGGTTTTGATCCTGCTCGTCGAAAGCATCTATGTAAAAGTCGCCCGCGAGAACAGGAGTCTTACCAGCCCTAAGACTGACACGGACACTGGCGTCCGTCCTAACCATACGTTTGTAGACTAGGGAGGCTTGACGCCTATTGGTAAGTTCTGGAACAGGATCGCGTATAGGGGTACTTTTAGAACTACCAATCTCACTGAAATCCGGCGGTTGAACAGCAGGAGCGCCGGTAGCGCGGTAGCTAGTACCCGTTACCTGCCTAGCAGGTGTTGTATCCTTTTTCCTAAGTACAGGGAGCTTAGGTGCCATTACCTACTTCCGTACCCAATGACGTCATCTAGCGTTGCGTGAGTATGTAGGCTAACGAAGCTTTCTGCCTCACTACCCTTATACGTGTCGCCATTCTGAACGTCAGCTAGGCTACCCCCTCGCAAAACCTCCCATTGCGCGAAAAAGTACCTAAGTGCATCAGGTCCATGATCGTCATAATCGTGCTGTGCCCTTTTATTGGGGTTAAACTGGATATTTTTCTCGACTTCTCGCTTAGCCTTGGGAGTATGCAATTCACCGATCTGCCTGATAAGGTCAGTACAACTAGGATCAATGAATAGTTTAGGCTTACCATCCTGCTGAACCTTCATCCACCTAGTAACAGCTTCAACACCGTGACTCCAACCAACTTCATCAGCTTCTACGTACATTCCAGTGAGAAGTTCAATAGTTGCGATCTCATCAGCGCCACGAGGGTCTGCTGCTACACGATCTACATGGTATCCATCTGGTTGATCTCTACCAGCAAGAATATGAATATGTTCGTATGTAGTTAGGTACCTCTTCTGGTACTCTCTCCATACATAAACGTTATCCATAGGATCAACCATAACATCTAGACAGACGAAGGGATCAGCAAACCCAAAGTCATAAACCTGCCAGTTTTCCCATGCGGGGTTGTACCGAATTTTCTTAACATGGATTGTTTCATCCCAATCCTTGTAAATCTTACCTTCAACAGCAGTAAACTCAGCAC